CCGGATACCAAACATCAAAAACGCTCGTGTTGCACGGGCGTTTTTCTTAGGTATTTAGGACTTTTTTGATTACTTGCGCTCATTTTGTGTTTTTGCTCTGGCAACTTTCCGGCAACCTTTTTTTGAAAGCGTCTATAACTGCGCCCGCGCTTGCGTCCTCTTTTTCCTTTGAAAGGTGTGAATAAATTTCAAGCGTCACCTTTACGTTGGCATGGCCGAGGAATTTCTGCGCGGAAAGCACGTCAACGCCGGCATTATAGAGTATGGAGGCGTAATTATGCCGGAAGTAGTGCGGCGTGAGGATAGAGGCGCCGTCCTCTCTCGTTTCGATGCTTGGCCCCAACTCTGCCATGCGCTCCATTAACGAACGCCATAGCCTATTTGAAGAGGAATTGCGGTAGTATGTTCCATCGGGGGCGGGGAATACAAACGCCTGCGGGAATCCCCGCACGAGCATTTCCGCCAGCTCGTCCGGCAGGGGTATATCCCGTATGCTCTCCTTCGTCTTGGGCGGGGTTATCATGCCCTTCCTTAAATTGACCTGCTGCCGGACGTGTATAACCTTCTTCTTGAAATCTATACATTCCCATTGCAGGCCGAGGGCTTCACCGAGCCTCATTCCGGTATAGTACAGCAACGCCACCAGCAGGCCGTTTTCCTCCTGCATCAGCTTCTTTGCCGCTTCTTCCTCCGCTTCCGTCAGCGCACGGCGGCTTGACTTTTCTTTTGAGGGCTTGATCAGGCCGACAGTTATATCCCGCTGTATTATCCCTTCTGAATACGCCTGTTTAAATACTGATTCTAATATATGGAATACGTTCTCTATTATAGTGGCGCAGGTATCCGCCTTTGAGTTGATAAGCTCCTGCAAGTCCATTGTAGATATTGCCGTCAATCGCTTATTCCCCAGAACAGGGAGTATGTGCAGATTCAGCGCGGTCTTATAGCTGCTCTGCGCCGATGCGCCTATGTTCGGCTTCTTATATATCTCATACCATTGCACGGCATACGCCCCGAAAACGGCGTTTTCCGGCGCACTCCTGCCGGTTATGTATTCCTGCTTTACCGCTTCCTTCGCGGCCTCCAGCTCCTTCTTTGTGCGCCCGGAAACGTACTTGACTATGCTCTTGCCGTCAGCCCGCCCGACGGTGACTTTTGCCCGGTATCTGCCGTCACTTTGCTTTGCCATTGTCAAAACCTCCCTTTTGTGTTAAAATCGGAGGCGGAGAAGCATCCGCCTTGTCCCCTGTTGCCGCCCTCTATTCGGCACGGGGGATTATTTATTTTATTATCCACCCTTTATCGAGGTGCATCATATCATATACCAGCATTCCTATGACCGCCGCCATAACAATAAAAGTAAATACTGCTATTATCATTATCGTGCGTTCCAGCTTCTTTATCTTCCGTTCCCTGTACTCTAACCCTCTCTCGTATAACTGCGTCAATCCTTCCGGCTCACACACCCTATCCTCGTCCAGATCGTTCAGGCTCCCGCCCATGGCCTTTACCAGCTTGCAGACCGTATCAAACCCCGGATTTTCCGTTAAGCCCTGAAGCACGCGGTTTACCGTGGCAACGGGCACACTACTTTTGTCCGCTATCTGCTGCGCCGTCATATTACTCGCGTCCTTCATGGCGCGTAAATGTTCATATAACAACAAATGGTATCACCTTCTTCATTTATGTGTGGCGAAAAAACAAGAATGTTAGCGAAACGCTTCTTTATGAGTATTGATTAGAGCGGTATAAATGCTATGCTTTATTCAGGACGGTCCACAAGATGCTTCTCCACCGTCTTAGGCGGGGGTGAGAAATCGCCCCTGCCGATTAAATTTGAGGCACGATTTGTGCAACATCGGCGAGCGCAGTCCCGTTTATGGTACTCTCATACAAATTCCCCCTTTCTTTTTGAATCTAACGTGTTATTATCAAAACAGAACAAGTGTTTGGAGGTAGAATAGATGACAACGCGGGAACAAATTCTTGCAATCGTTGAACAGTTAAAGCACGATCCGGAAGCTACCGACCTTCTTTTTTCTTATGCTGCTGCATTAGAAATTCAGCATAAGATAAAAGCTGAAGCTGCTCGTTCTCGTCCAAATTGTTCATAATCGCCTCAATCCTCACACTTTGGTTCATTCGGCGTCGTTCGTTTGTCCAGCCCATCAAATAGGCGGGACTGGTGTTGAGCGCATTGGCAAGCTCGACAATTCGAGACAAAGGAAGATTAGATACAATGCCCTGTTCGTACTTCCCTATGGTCTGCTTTGTCGTGTTGAGCATCTTCGCCAAATCACCCTGGGTAAGCCCGGCGGCCCTTCTCAACTCCCGTATTTTATCGCCAAGGGTCATTTATCATCACCTCGGTTATATATTACCACGTCACTTTAGAATATGCAATTTCTTTTTTAAAAACACTTGACAAGTGACCAAACCCATGTTACACTTTAGTCACTTAATAAGTGACGCAAGGGGGCGGTCAGAATTAACAGAAATTTGTATCGAGCAGCGTTGGCACGTTGCGGAAAAACACAAAGAGAACTGGCACATGAGCTTGATATGTGCGAATCCACCTTAGTTGCCAAAGTAAAAAAGAACACGTTGACCGTAAGGGATGCCGAGAAGATGATAAGTATTCTGGGAATTGATAATCCTACGGAAGTTTTTTTTACAAATTTAGACACTTCACAAGTGACCGCGAACGATTAACAAACAAAGACACACTATTTAGAGCTGACGAACGAACAGCGTAAGGGGGAAACGATGAACAACCACGTTGAAATCAAAACAAACGACACAAGCGGAGAAATAACCATCAACGGCATATCGGTAAGCGATATTGTACGAAAGTACACCATCACCCACGAAGCAGGGAAGCCCCCCGTAATCGAGGTAGAGCTTGTAGGGGACGTGACCGTCAGCGGCGGCTTTATTACCCCTCTTCCCGAGCCGTGGAAAAGTATTTATCACAATCTGTCGAAAGGGGGAAACGATGAAACGCAAGAGCTTAATGGAAAAATTCCTTTATAAAGACGAGTATTTCAGTGAAATGCTCGATAAGGAGCGTGAGTATAGAGCTTGCGCAAGCGGAAACAAGTGCGATACGCCATTCGTGACGCCACTGCTTCACCTGCTCTACATTCGCCTTGGCGTCATTCTCGTTCTCCTCAGCTCTTTTTTGGGCACGTTGCTTACTCTCGTTATCCAGATGGCTAATAAATGACAAGGAAAGCTGCACGGTATCTATGGTATTTGAGCGAACCACCCCGAAGCGCACAAGCTCGTTTAACACGGGGCGCAAGCCGGGGAAATCCAGGCCGAAGGTAATAGCCTTATCGAGGGAGACACCCTTTGCGGCGCGAGCCTTATAAGCATAGTACATGGAAAGCGTTACAGTTTCAGCGTTTGGGGACATAAATACCTCCAAAGAAAGGGATAAAGCTATGAGATTAAACCTACAAGCCGCCCGAAAGAGCAAAGGGCTTACGCAACAGGCGGTAGCGGAATACTTGGGGATAAATATCCGCTACTATAAAGCGATTGAAACAGGCGACAAATTAGGTGCTATCTGGATATGGGACAAATTAGAGGACTTACTTGAAACTAATCAGCGTGTTTTGCGAGAAAATCATCTCGACAAAGAAGAAAATCGGTAGACACGTCAAGGTAGTCGGCGATTTTCACCAACGTTTCATAGTATGGTTCGCGGGTGTTGCTTTCGTAAGCACGATAAGAACGAATACCAATACCGAGCATATCAGCCATGTTTTGAGCGGTTTTCCCTCGTTCCTTCCTTGTTTGGTTAAGGCGCTTGCCGAAATCCATAATGCCACCTCCGCTTATGTAGTGTACTGATTGTACACCGCACGAGAGTTCAAAAAAAGTGTGCTAATAGAACACTAAAAAGTATTGACAGTGCGCGATTAGAACACTATAATATAAATAGGAAGTGCGCGAATAGAACACTATAACGAGCGGGAGGAAGCCATGAAATACAACGCAAGGAAAGGGATAAAGCTATGACGGCAACACAAATAAGACTTCCCGAAGAGCTTGACGGTAAAATCACCGCCATAGTTAGGGAGCTGGGGATAAGCAAGAATGCCGCAATGCTGATGCTAATGGGGCTTGGGCTAAAGCTCTATAACGCCAACGTCAGTATAAACATTGATTCGATGGGTCGACAAAAGGGTATTTCTGAATGTATTCCTCAACACCCTTTTTAACGAAGTATTCAATCTGAGCATTGATTGAGCGGCATTCTTCCTCGGCTATCCGGCAGAGAAGGTTGTATGTAGATTCATTAAAACGAACCTGAGTAGCGACCTTTGAAACATCTTTAGCTGACATTATGGTAACCTCCTAAAACGCTACTACAACAATACCATATTGACACTACAATAAATAGTGTTATAATATAACTAAAATAGATACGAAACGATACTGAATTAGGAGGAAGCCATGAAATACAACATAGGAGAACGGGAACCAGTCTGCGCCAACTGTCAGCACTACTATCAACACTACACCTACTATGGCGGCGCATATAGCCCCGTAAACTGCGGGCATTGCGCTTACGGACGAATAAAGCACCGGATACCGGGAGAGAGCTGCGAAAGGTTTTTATTTAGGAGGTAAGCCATGAACGATTTTAACAAGCTCCTGCGGGACATGATAACCGCCGCCGTGGACGAGCGTATAAACAGCGTTGAAGCGCTGGAGGAGCGCATGGTGAAGATGCACGGCGAGTATGTACCGCCCATTCAGGCGGCGAAGCTGCTGAACGTGAATCCTAAGACGGTTTACGCCATGCTCAAGGATGGGCGGCTCCAGGGCACGCATGAGGGATCACCGCTGGTTCTGGTGCGGAGCATGGCAGCAATGGTAGAGGACGAGAAAAGCCTTGAGCTGCAAGCCAGGCGGAAGCGCAAATACGATAACTGCGCCGGGTACTATGTGAGGTGAGCCGTGGTAAGCAGGGAAAAGTTTGTCGCCGATATAACGGCACGGCAGGAGAAAAGGAAGCGGGAAGAACGCCGGAAGCAGGAAAGAACGCGGTTTGATGTGAACGGGTATTTTCACGAAAGCGTGACGCGGACAATAAGGAAAAAACTTAACGGGAAGTAAGGAGGCAAATATGTGGGGAGCATTTTTCAGCTGGGGGATACCGATGTTTTTCATCGGGTGCATGGCGGGATACGCCTTTGCACCCCGCAAAAGGAGATAGATATGGAAGCGTGCATAACCGGACAAACCCTGTGCTGGCGTTGCCGGAGGGCGACCAACGCGCCGGGCATGGGCTGCAGCTGGTCTCGCCACGCCGATCCCGAACCCGTTGAGGGCTGGGAGGCAAGGGAGACAACGCTGAAGAGCAGCGACTATTACCACGGCAAAAACTACACGACAATTATACAGTCCTACGTCATCCGCGCCTGCCCGCTGTTTTTGCCGGACGGGAAAAGCGAGCCGCCGCGTACACAAAAGAAGTGGATCGTCGAAGTGGACGGCGAGTGGCTGACAACGCATGAGACAAGGGAGCGGCTGGGCATCGACAGGCACGAAATATACAAACTGATCGAGCGCGGCAAGCTCAACGCCAGGCAAGTGGAGTGAATGAGCTAAAAACATATCAAAAGAACTGATTATCCCAAGGAGGAAAGCGGAATGACAAAAGATGAAATAATCGTCATGCTTGCGGAACAGCTTGCCGAAGTGCGGCATGACCGCGACCTGTGGAAAGCTCTTTACCGTGACGCGATAGACAAAAAGATAGAAAAGGAGGGCGTGTAATGGAGCAGTACCTTTTAGCTAAAGCCTACAAACCGTTTGAGGACACCTACTATGACCGATATGACCCTAATCTTTTAAAACAGGAGGCGAGATGATGTCACTTTACGACATAGCGAAGAATCTCAATGACTTTATGGACGCGGTTGACCGTGGAGAGATACCCGAAGAAGCCGTGTATGACACCCTCGAAAGCCTTGATATGCAGCTCGATGACAAAATTGACAACGTAGCCTGCATGATAAAGAACCTTGCCGCAGAGGCAAAGAGCATCAAGGAGGAAGCCGACAACCTCACCGCCAGAGCCAAGGCTAAAGCCAATAAGGCCGAGTGGCTTAAGGGATACCTTGCAATGCAGATGCAGCTATCCAATAAGGAAAAGTTTGAAAGCAAGCGGAACAAGCTGACATTCAGAAAGTCAGAAAGCGTCGAGGTAAACGAGGAAGCCTTTATAAAGTGGGCGGCGCAGGGGCATGACGAGCTTCTGACCTATAAGCCCCCCGTGCCTAATAAAACGGCGATAAAGGAGCTTCTGAAATCCGGCGGGACGGCAGAGGGCGCGGAAATCGTTGTAAAGCAGAATTTGCAGATAAAGTGAGGGGAGCATGTTTAACGAAAAGACTGTAGAACATACAAAAGATGGAGATAAGCCGGTATGGCAATCCCCCAAGTATATTGCCGCAAAGGAAAAGGCCATAGAAGCTATCAATAGCGGCAAATATGGCCTTGCGGAGGCTGATTTCTGGATACTGATGAATCTCACCGCAAAGAAAGACAAGATGGCGTACAGCGGCCTAATAATCAGCCACAACGGGTGTTTAAAGATCAATGACTGTCTTGAAAGCAAGTTCACTCCTTCTTGTGTGTTTTTTGACAAGGACGGATATAAAAACTCACTGGTATACAGTTATTGCAATGATGAACAGGGTATTTACGAAGTGGGCGAGGTAAACGACAAAAACTGTAGCAACGCTTATCCATACGCCATGGCTTATAAGAGGTTGTTTGATCGCGTTGTGTTGAAACTCTCAAAGTTCGCTTACTCTGGGATAATGTCCGATAGCGAGAGCGAAGAGTTTGTTCAGCCGGAAACGGAAACCAATGCAACGTCTCCATCCCGCTCGAAATTTAAACCCAACGTTTACGACACGTTTTCCGCCGATCCTGACGTAAAGGCCATGCAGGAGGAAGTTATAGCCCTGTGCAAGGGGAGCGTGGATTTAGCCAATAAAGCGGCGAAAAAGAACTACGGTGTGGACGTGTGGAATATGACGCGGGAGCAGTTAAGCACCACGCTCGACAAGCTGAACGCAAAGGGGGCTTAAATGGAGCTGTGGGACGAAATAATGACAGAGCAAGCCCTACTTGACAGGGCGGTGCAGGAGCTAAAACCGCGAGGACGGAAAAAGGCCGAAACAGAGCGCGAGTACAGAATGGCGCTATCTAAAAGGCTTACCGTCCTCCGCGCCGAGGGGCAGCCGGTAACACACCTTTTGGACATTGCCAAGGGCGAAGAAGATATAGCCAAACTGAGAATGGAACGGGACATAGCTGAGAGCCTATATGATTCGGCGGTGGAAGCGATAAACGCGCAGAAGCTAAAGATAAGGATACTCGAAGGGCAGCTATCCAGAGAATGGGGGAACACAAAATGAAAAGCAAACGAACCAAGGCGTGTGAGATACCCCCGAAGGTCAAAGCGCGGGTATGGGAGAGAGATCATCAGTTATGCGTCCTCTGTGGGCGCACAGGAAGCCCTGTGGCGCATTTTATCCCGCGAAGCCATAACGGTAAGGGGATAGAACAAAACATCGTTACACTGTGTCCTGAGTGCCATAGGGACTATGATAATTCGGAAAGGAGGCCGGAGCTTAGAAAAAAGCTGAGAGCGTATCTCATGGCAAAGTATCCCGATTGGAACGAAGAAAAACTAACGTATAGGAAGTGGAAAAATGAATAAAGCAATTTTGACCGGAAACCTGACGAAAGACCCAGAACTAAGGACGACCACAAGCGGAACAAGCGTATGCACCTTTACGGTAGCGGTGCAGCGCAGATACAAGGGCACTGACGGTAAACCCCCTGTTGACTATCTCAATATAGTAGTGTGGCGGCAGTTGGGCGAGTTGTGCGGGAAGTACCTTTCAAAGGGCCGTAAAGTCCTCATAGAAGGTGAGATACAGAACAGGAGCTATGAGGATAAGGACGGAAACAAGCGGTACATAACCGAAATCACAGCGGAAAACGTTGAGTTTCTCACGCCGCGAGAAAAAACGGACACTCCGGCAGGGTTTACCGAAATAGACGACGAGCCTTTACCCTTTTAGTCATGGAGTACGTAACAGAAAGCCGCCTTGCCACGATAGGCGAGGGCGATGGCTGGTCGATAGAACTCTACCTTATGGCATACCCGGACACCTACAAGCCCTTTTATGTGTTAGGGCTATGGGACAAACGGGAGAATCGGATTAAAAAATCAATTTCTTTCGCGCCGGATGACATGAGAAGGTTAAGGGACGTACTGAACGAATACATACGAGGTTAATGATGCAATACATCAGTCAGATAAACGCCTATTGGAATTGGGTAAAACTAAACGCCCTACCTTCCAGAGCCGGATATTTGTACTTTGCAATTTTAGATTGTGCAAATACGGCAGGCTGGAAGCGGGAGTTTAACGCGCCTAATTCAACGCTGCAAGCGATGGCGGGACTTGATAAGAACGGTTTAACGAGGTATCGCAATATACTGATACAGCAGGGCTTGATTAAATACAAAGCAGGAGACAGGGGGGCTACCGGGAAGTATGAAATCGTCCAGCTATATGACAATGGTATTGATTTAGGTATCAAAAAAAGGAATCAAATTGATACCCAAGTTGATACCCAAACCGAACCCAAGTTGATACCCAAACCGAACCCAAATAGGGTACATACAATAGATAAAGATAAAGATAAAGATAAAGACAAAGATAATATATCCCCCTCTATAATCCCCCCCAAGGGGATACCACCCACACTTGAAGCCGTGAGGGAATACTGCAAGGAACGCAGGAACAGCGTTGATCCGGAGAAGTTTTATGACTTCTACGCTTCTAAAGGTTGGATGGTGGGGAAAAACAAGATGAAGGACTGGAAAGCTGCTGTCAGGACATGGGAACGCAGCAGAAGCGAGATACCCCGCGTCTCGACATGGGATAATCCGGTCTACGAGAAACTGTGCTTGCCGAAAAAGCTGTTTTAGGTTCTGCGCTTCTCAGTCGTGAGGCTTTAGAGAGAATATGCGGGGAATTGAGACCTGACGATTTTGAGAGGCCGGAACACCAAGAGATATTTTCCGCTATCTTTGCCCTTTTCAACGCAAACGAGCCGGTAGACCCCGTAACGGTAGCTGACAAGCTAGGCGGCAGGGCCGGTGGGATACAGTACATCACGGAAATAGTCACCGGCACTGTATCAGCAGCAAATGTCGATTATCACATCAAGGTGGTTCTGGAGGAATCCAGAAAGCGACACGCCATTTCGGGACTGCGGGAAGTGGTCAAGGACATGAAATCGGGAAAGGACGAGGGATATCTTGACCGTATGCAGGGCGTTATAGACGCTGTACGGGCGCGTGGAGGGCGTAAAGTAAGCAGGGTAGGGAAAGACTTTGACACGGCCCTATATGGGCTTATAAACGGCGCTGAGGGGCTTACAACGGGGTTTCAGGTTCTCGACCAGACGTTAGGCGGGTTGAAAAGAGGGCATTTAACCATCATCGGAGCCAGACCGTCAGTAGGCAAGACCTCACTTGCCATGAATATAGCCGTGAATATGGCTTTGTTCGACAGGACGGTAGCGGTGTTTTCGCTGGAAATGCCGAGGGAGGATGTGCTTCAAAGGGCAATCATCAGCTATGCGAAGTGCAGCCGTGATGAAATGTTCAGCGGCGGTCAGGAAGCGGTTGACAGGATACAGAACGCCGTAAATAAGCTGAGCGCGACAAGGTTGTATCTGTCGGATAACGCCTATACCGTGGAGGCAATAAGGTCACAATGCTACGCGATAAAGCAACAGGAACGGGAATTAGACCTCATAGCGATTGACTATTTAGGACTAATACAATCCAGCCTGAGGAACCGCACACGAGAAAACGAGGTATCCGACATAAGCCGAAAAATAAAGCTTCTGGCGAAGGAACTGAATGCCCCTGTCGTTCTTCTGTGCCAGCTCAACAGGGCGATAGAAGGCCGGAACGATGGAAGGCCGAGACTATCGGACTTGCGGGAATCGGGAGCCATAGAGCAGGACGCGGACGAGGTATTACTCCTTCACCGACCCGACCCGCAAAGCGAGGACGCGAGCATCATCGTGGCGAAGAACCGAAACGGGCGAACCGGGGAACTAAGCGTGAAATGGTACGGAAAGTATTTTCTGTACGAGGATGAAATTGTGGAATGGGAGGAACTATGACAGAAGAACTCGCAAAGTGGATAATACAAACCATATTCCAGAGCGTGATAGACAACATGAAGGATGGAAAAGCCGTTGTAAGTGTTAATGGCGTTACCGTGTTGACCTTCACCGACAACGGTAACGACTGGGATATACACTGGGATGAGTAAGGCGCAGAGAGAAAAAGGCAAAGCCGGAGAACGGGAGCTTGCCGCCCTGTTCCGTGAATACGGGTTCAATGCCCGGCGCACTTCCCAATACTGCGGACAAACGGGGGACGCATCGGACGTGATAGGTTTACCGGGGATTCACGTTGAGTGCAAACGCTGCGAGACGACAAAAATCCATGAATGGATGGCGCAGGCGAGGCGCGACGCGAAGCCGGAGCTTATACCGGCGGTGTTCCACCGAAGGAGCCGCGAAAAGTGGTTAGTAACTATGCAAGCGGAGGATTTTTTGAGGTTGTATGAAGCAAACGCTATGTTGGACGTGCCTGAGAGCGACAAATAAACCCGGTTTAGGGTGCAGTTGGAGCCGCCAAGATGGGATGCCCGTTAAAGGCTGGAACGCAAGACCGACAACGATAAACTGTCACGATAACAGCGGCTGGGATGGTGGAAGCTACCACGTCAGAGAATGCCCGTTATACCTGGCGGATGGGAAAAAGGACGAGACAGGTTGTAGGGTTTATGTACAGCAAGGCGAAGAAAAGTTGACGGTAAGGGAAATGGCTGAGAAGGCCGGAATATCAGAGTTTACGGTACGAAAAAGAATCAAGAGGGGGATTTATGAAACTGCAAGCGTATGAGTTTTACGAAATCCACGATGGAAAAGAGAATTATCGAAAGACCTTTACCACTCTCAAAGCGGCGAAGAAATACTACACCCGAATGACGATGCAGGGCGCACTTTTAAGGGCAAAGGTTGACGGTAAGTAGTTACTTATTCACGAAGCGGACGAATTATTCAGGAGCAATGATGAAGTACAGCGAAATAGTAGACCATTACGGTGCAAAGCATCAAGCCATTAAAGCCGTTGAGGAGCTGAACGAGCTTGCCGTTGAACTTAGTAAGTGGGTGAACGGCCAAGGCAGCAGAAAGAAAATCCTCGAAGAGTGCGCGGACGTGGAAATTATGCTGTGGCAGATGCAGACAATATTCGGGGATTGGGACGACTGGAAAGCCTATAAATTAGGCAGAGTAGAGGGACGGATATGGAAAGAACAAGGATAAACGCAGAAGGAAAAGAATTATTTGCTTCTCTGTACGCCGTTGAAAATATCTTAAAGGTGTACGAAGAAAAGTATCATCGGCTGGTAGACCGTATCCCCAACGGCTGGCGAAATTTCCGGTTGGCGCAGAGCAATATTGAGAAAATCAATACTGCGCTGATAGACACGATACCTGTTGAGCAGCTTATTACCCTAAAAAAACAACTGGAGCTGACCGACATACAGATAGGCATTAAAAGCCCCGCCGGACGGAGTAAAAATTATTGGGTAACGAGCTATGACGATCTGGCCGATCTTGCAGAGTACGCCACCAAAACCGAGTGCTTTACCTGTGACGGGGCGAAACATAACTGCCGGTTAAGACAAATCTTGAAGGAGATGCCTATTCAGGGCGTAAGCAAGCTGATAGTGAACTGTTGGAGGGAAGGATAAGGGACAATGAGTAAATATGTAAACGTTGATGCTTTTGTAGAAGCACTTTGTAAGACGCTATCCACATTGAGAAAACAAAAAGACAATACGCCCGAATCAATAGCGTTTCTCAAAGGAGCGCAAGTAGTGGCAAAAGAGTTAATGAAATTTCCTGCCGCCGACGTGGTAGTACGATGTAAAAACTGCGTACACTATCACCCTTGCAAAGCGGAGCTGACTGACGGCAGTTCGCCGGATTGGGGCCTCTGCGATCAGCCGTGGTTTAACGATGATAAAAACGACGTTGATGAGATGTTTTACTGCGCCCAAGGCGAACGGAGGGAGGACAAAACTAATGAAATGCACCGAGATGACATGGCAGGAGACGCGCCTTAACATACTCCGAGAACAGTTTGTTAAGGCGCAAAGGCGGCTAAGATGGGCGGAACAACATAATCGCCCGTGGGAAGAATTAAGTGAAAAAAGCTGAAGAAGAAATCTTGAAATAGTGGACAAGCATACGCGGGAAGTGAGGAGAAAACAAAATGAGCATAACAGAATGGGCAAAAAGAGAAATTGAAATCGCCTGTGCGCGTGAACGTGGCGATAAAAACGCCGATGAGTGGGACTATGGGTGTGCTTGCTATGAGAGTGCATATAAGGCACTTCAAAGCCTCGCTGAGGATGGGCATAGTGGAATGAGCATCGGATTCACGAAGAATATTCTAAATCGCCTGATTGACGGAAAGCCGCTGACACCTATTGAGGATACGCCCGATGTGTGGGGAATGGAATCAAGTTACGATGGCAAAACCAGTTACCAATGCAAACGAATGAGCTCTTTTTTCAAAGACGTATACCCAGATGGCAAAGTAGAGTATATAGATGTAGATCGAGTTATTTGTGTAAACAAAAACGACCTTAATAATGTATGGAGAAATGGTTTCATTTCCAACCTTATCAATGAAAAATATCCCATAGCTATGCCATATTATCCACTGGCTAAACCATTCATGGCTTACTGCACCGAGTGGCTAAGCGACCCTAAGAATGGTGATTTTGACACTATTGGAGTTTGGTATGTAGTGAAACCTGACGGCGAAAAGGACATTATCGAACGCTTTTTTAAGGAAACTCCCGACAGTTTTGAAGAAATTAACAAAGAAGAATACCTTGAAAGGAGGCGGAAACATGACTAACCACGAATACCTAAAACAGCAATCCGCCGAATGGCTGGCGGCTAAACTTGTCAAAAGAATAAATTGCTCACTATGCCCGGTGGTTGACGAATGCATAGAAATGGCGAAAATACTCGGCGAATTGAAACCCAGCGAATGCCGGAAAATGCTGGAAAACTGGCTGAACGCAGAAAGGACGGAGGGCAACAATGGCCAAAAGCGATAACGATTATTATAACTACTTACTCTCATGCGGATATGATGAACAAGAAGCTCAACAAAAAATGAAGGAAAGGGAGATTATGATTGATTTATATCAAGGCAAAAAAGAGCAAAGAGAAATTACAAGTCAAACATACCAATCGAGCCAAAAACGGTTGACCAAAGAAATTCAAGATTTTTTATGGGGCGGGAAGAGGTGCTGACAATGGCTAAAGAGTTCATAGAGCGTGGGGCGTTGATTGCCCGATATGATGCGGAACATGTTGGTTCACCGGGCAGAGCAAGGGAATTGATGGCAACTGCACCCGCCGCCGATGTAGTGGAAGTGGTGCGGTGCAAGGACTGCAAATGGTACTCAGAGTTAGCATGTGGCGAAAGAGAATTGTTGGGTAGTCAAGGTTGGTGTAATGAAGTTATGGCGCGGCCTATGCCAAGCAATGGATTTTGCAGCTTTGGAGAAAGGGAAAACAATGGCTAAAGAGTACATAGAGCGCGAAGCGGCTAAGGAACGGCTTAGAATGTGGATCACAGATTGCGTATTAGCCGGGGACAATGAGGCGGCAGACTGTTTTAGGGACTGCATAGACCTCCTCGACAGTATCCCTGCCGCCGATGTTGCTCCGGCTGTGGAACTTGAAGATTTGAGAGCCAAGTATCAAGCACTCATTGCTGAAAAAGCCAAGAACAGTGGAGACGCGGCCGAAACGTATACAACCGGGTATCGCTATGGTCACAGAAACGGGCAGATTGAATTGCTCCAACAGATTTTGGACATTTGCGATGGTGTGAGCGAGCCGGAGGAAACAAATGAGTAAAGAATATATAGACCGCGAAAAAGTGATATTGGCAGTAAGACACGCATGGGCGAAGGGGCTTGAGCCAACGCAATACATCGAGCAAATCCCTGCCGCCGATGTTGCGGAAGTACGGCATGGACGGTGGGAAAAGCACGGTAGTAAATGGCAATGTACTAACTGTAAAGTGCTTATGAATCTTGACGGAACACCACAAGAAAATTCGATTTATTACTGCCCCAACTGTGGAGCTTATATGATGGGAGAAAACAATGGTAAATGTGAATAGGTATGGTGGTGTCTGCAATGTAGAAAACCCTGATAAAAGAGTTTACAACCTTTGGTATGGGATGCTACGCAGATGCTATGATAAAAAGCAACATGAGAGAGACAGAGGGAAAAGCTACGCTGATTGTGAAGTATGTGATAGATGGTTGAATTTTAATCTTTTCGCAAGCGACATAACACATTTAGCGGGGTACAATAACTGGCTCAACAAAACAGGATATTGCCTTGATAAGGATATAATTAACCCCGGCAACAAGGTTTACAGTAGGGCTAACTGTTGCTTTGTGTCTTATACGGAAAACATTAGAGACATTCACAAAAGAAAGCCACAGAATATAGAACGGCTGCACGAAATGAATAAGACGGGGTATATGCTGGAAAAGGATGGTGAGGATTTAATATTTGAATCGGAAAAGGCCGCATGTGAATACTTGGGCGTTGTAAAGTGTTCGATTTCGTCTTGTTACCGCCGTGGGGTTAAGTGCAAGGGCTATAAAATAGCAAAAATGGATAAGGAGGAAACTAATGAACTGGATTAAAGTAAGGGACAGACTACCAGAAGAAAAGGAACCGGTGATTATCCTGCTGCAAGATGGACAGATTTTTCGCGGCGAGATACGCATGAGACAATTATTGCCGGAATGGTGGTATTACTACGATGCCGGCGACACTGACATTGACATGCTGGGGCTTTTATATCCCATAGAAAAGTTTGGCGGACTATGGTTTAGAGGTAATCCTGTTATTGCGTGGATGCCCATGCCGGAGCCCCCCGAAGGAGGTAACTGATGAACTGGATAAGCGTAAGGGATAGACTACCTGAAGACCAAGTGGAAGTGCTGGTGGCCACCAGAAGCAAAAATGGCGTGCGAAATATTGACAAAGGGTATCTGGCAATCGACCACTTTATCCATCGTGGACGCGCCGAGGTTACTCACTGGATGCCATTACCAGAACCCCCGAAGGAGGAAAAATGAAACGAGTAATAGCAATAACATTGTTAACCCTGCTGACCCTCGCCCTGTGCGGGTGCGGAAAGGCTGAGGCTGGCAATCGTAGACTGTGGATACTGGATGTGGGTGCGACGTATGGAATATATGTCGATAACCTCACGGGGATACAATACCTGAGCACAAACCAAGGCGGCGTGTGCGTAATGGTAGACGCAGAGGGGAAGCCGCTGATATGGGAAGGCGCAGAATGAGCTATGAATTACTGCGGCCTGATATATGGGAGTGTATACGGCGCGGGGGCGGATACTGTCCCTGCGCGATAATCAAGGATGAGGAAAGCAGATGTATCTGCAAGGAGTTCAGAGAAAGTCGGGAAACTAACTGCCATTGCGGCGTATGGAGGAAACATGACGATAGGGCAGAGGATACGAATGTACCGAGAAAAGAAGGGCAAGTCGCGGGCCGCGATGGAGCGCGAAACCGGCATAAGCGCGGCGACCATTTATCACTATGAGATGGATGGCATGGAGCCGACCGCGAGCAGAATCATATGGTTGGCAGATTATTTTAACATAACGGCAGATGAATTGTTAAGGAGGAACCAATGACTAAGCGCGAACAACGGGCATACATCAGGCGGTTGCTTGTTCGTTGGGGGAAAGCCAAGAGAAGCGCGAAAGAAATAGATAAAAAAATAGCCAGTATCAAAGAAAGAATGGAAGCGGTAGCGGATATCCGCCCACAGGTTTTATCGGGTATGCCGCACGGCAGCGACATTACCGACCCGACCGTTCGGAGTGCTATAAAGCTCATGGCGGCAAAGGAGCGGTATAATCTGCAAATGGCTGAAATGCTGGAAAGAATAAACGATGATATGTCATTCGTAGCGTTCATAGATGCCGCATTAGATGAGTTCCCCGCGAACCAGAGAAAAGTAATTGAGTTGAAATATAACTTTTACGAACATTTCTATTCGCGGGATATGCCGTCTAATACCAGAGTAGGTGTAAAAATGGATAAATCCCCAAAGGCAATAGAACACCTTGAAGAACGTGCGATAGACAGAATGATGAAATACATAGACATACCGGAGTGAGATATGCTTGATTCAGGCTTTTACAACATGGAAAGGCGGTATAAGGAAAAACAATAGATGTATATATTGATTTTTTGTCCCTCATGAATATACTGTAATTGACGAGGGACAAAAAGAAAGGGGGAAAGAATGAAGTCCCAACCCAAAGTAGGAAGGCCGCCCGTGGAGGAGCCGTTAAACGTTAAGTTTAGTATTCGTCTTACAGAGAAAACAAATGAGCAAGTGCAAGCATATTGTAGGGAAAGAGGAATAACGCGAAATGAGTTTATACGGCAGGCCATAGAAGCAGCACTCCAAAACTAAAAAAACGAGGTTAGCGCCGATGACAAGGGACAAGATTTGTCGCTAACCTCACGTGCCACATCAGGCAGATAAATTGTATCATGTCTGCCTCCTGCGGTCAAGGAAATGGAGGTTTACTATATGGAAAAAGCCCGAATAATCAGCGCATTGGAGAAAGTAACAATGGACTTAGAATTGGCAAGGGATATACAGTCGTCAGTAAATCAAGCGGTATTTGACTACACGGATAATTTCTTGGTATCGGAGTATGTCTCAAATTATTCGATAATGAGCAATGGGGCCTTTGCTATAATCTACAAAAACATAAACGTTCTAAACGCGCTAATAGACCAAATTACAGGTGATGAAAGGAGTTACAATGAACGAATTAAAGATATTTAACAACAATCAGTTTGGGGAGATGAGAACTATCGAGGACAATGGCAAAGTGCTGTTCTGCGGAGTTGATATTGCAAGAGCATTAGGTTATAGCAACCCGCATGACGCAATCGGTAGGCATTGTAGGGGGGTCGTGAAACGCGAGGGGGTCTCCGTTACTACAAATCAGCATGGAGTATCTACTGAACAAGTGAATGAGATGTCCTTTATCCCCGAAGGTGACGTTTACCGACTGATCACGCACAGCAAACTTCCCACGGCGGAAAAGTTTGAACGCTGGGTGTTTGATGAAGTTCTACCCTCAATCCGTAAACATGGTATGTATGCCACACCGACCACGATAGAACAGATGATAGCCGACCCCGCCAACGCCATAAAGGTGTTTTCAGCCCTTAAACAAGAGCAGGAGCGGCGGAAGGAGCTTGAAGCGACAGTAGAACACAACGCGCCTAAAGTGCTGTTTGCGGAGGCCGTGCAAGCCTCACACGATAGCTGCTTAGTGGGACAGCTTGCTAAGATGATACGCCAGAATGGGAAGCCTATAGGGGCTAATAGAATGTTCACATGGTTGAGGGATAGCGGCTGGTTATGCAAGAAGGGCGAAAACTGGAATATGCCCACCCAAAAGGCTATGGAAGCCGGATATTTTGAGATAAAGGAAACGGTTATAGCCAACCCTGACGGAAGCACCAAGATAACCCGCACCCCGAAGGTAACGGGGAAAGGGCAGATTTATTTCATCAATTGGTTTTTGAGGGGAGAAAATGAAAATAGCTGTATATGCCATAGCTAAGGACGAAGAAAAATTCGTTGACAGGTGGTATGAGACGGCAAAAGAGGCTGATTATGTCTGCGTTCTCGATACGGGGAGCGCAGACAAAACCGTTGATAAGCTGAAATCATACAACTGCATCGTAAAAACCAAAATCATACAGCCGTGGAGATTTGATGTAGCGCGAAATGAATCATTGAAAATCATACCGGAAGATGCGGACGTGTTGGTATGCCTCGATCTGGACGAAATCATACAGCCCGGCTGGGCGGAAATCATACGGAAAAACTTTCACGGGACGCGGGGAAGGTATTTATATGTTTGGAGCCATGAATCATACGGTAGGGACGGAGTATCATTCAACGCCGATAAAATTCATACAAAATCATACTACTGGAAGAATCCCGTTCACGAAGTGCTGAAATCATACGGCGAAGAATCATACTGCGATTTGCCGTTGAGGGTTGACCATTGGCCCGATGAGAAGAAAAGCCGGAGTAATTATCTGCCGCTTCTGGAGCTGGCGGTCAAGGAAGAGCCGGAGAACGACCGAAACATGCATTACTTAGGCCGCGAATATATGTTCCATCGGGAATACAGTAAGGCCATTGAAACGCTGGAGAAACATCTTGCCCTTAGAAGCGCCGTGTGGCCGCCTGAGCGGGCCGCCAGTATGCGTTTTATTGCCCGGTGTAAAATCATGCAGGGAAAACAATTAGAGGCCGAGGCGTGGCTACAGAGGGCTATAATCGAGGCCCCCGAATACCGTGAAGCATGGTTTGAAATGATGAAAATCATGTATCATGCTAAAAACTGGAAATCATGCATCTATTACGGCGAATCATGCGTGAACATACGGGAAAGGCCGTTATCATACATCTGCGAGCCTGACCCGTGGGGGCCACTGCCGTTTGATATGCTGTCCATTGCCTATTATAACACAGGCCGCCCCAGAGAAGCCCTGAAAGCGGCGAATCATGCGTTGATGTACGGCCCGGATGACAGAATCATGCAGAACGTGAAAATCATGCAATCATATATCGGGGAACCGTCCTAAGGTCTCCCGAACGACCCCAAGCCGGAAATCATATATCCCCACGCCGTCGCACTCTCGGCGGTAGATACGGGCGGCGGCGCGGGCCTCGGCGAGGGTGCTAAACTTCCGCCGTTCGTCGTGCCCCTCGCCCCTCGTCCATGTAATAACCTGATAACGCATATTGTACCTCCTTAAAATCATACTGCGGCTTTACGCCGCCACAACCGTTATATCGCGGTAAAAATTAGTGTCGAAATAATCAACCATGCTGTTACTGTCATCATGATGGAATGCGTCAAGAACGGCGTTGATGCGGTGCAGCTTTGCGCGGAAGGCCTCGGTATAGATTTTGTTATCATCAATCCTATAATGGTTAATGTCGTGACTGCCGGAGATGTAATAATCATACTCGCGGGCGGCATGGCTGCGGAGCGTGCGCTGCTGCTCGTCTCCGTCTAATGCAAACCATTTTTCACGGTGTATCTGTTCGCCGTCCTCAGTATAAAGCCAGTAACCTATATCGTTACAGCTATAATTATTAATGTATTCGTCACGGCTCACGAAGTCGGTCGCGGTAGCGTTGACCCTAACTCTTACGGACTGCCCGCCGGAGTAGGTCTTACAGCTCACCGTTACGCCCTTAATGCCCTGGGCCTTCAGTTCCTCCCGGACCGCCTTCGACAGCTCGGCGCCGTGCAGGTGTTTACCGGACTTGTTGCCGTCCCAGCGGGTAGCCCCTAAATAGCCCTCGGAGATCGTGCCGCCCAGCTCGTTATCATGCTCACCGATGGCCGCCAGTATATCATTCTGAGCGGCGAACCCGTACCAGCAGCCCTTCTTCGGGTTCCAGCGCATTTTCAGACCGCGCAGAGCGGTTAAAACCTCGGCGGCGGGCTTGCTTTTAAAATAAATTTCATTGCTGTTATATTGTGCGTTCTTCTCGATTCTGTAGCTTGCCATATAAAAAGCGCCTCCTTATTGTTCCATAGTGTTCTTTCCCTTTGGCTGTTTCTTCTGGGACGGGTATGGGATAAATTCCTCCTCGCCCGCAATAATGCTGTACTCAGAGCGCAGAATCGGGTGCGTTTCTCGCTTTTGCTGCTGACGGATTAGGCTAATGGCTTCCTCTTTCGTGGTTGTACTTGCTTGCATTGTCCCATCCTTAAAAACATGAAACCGTTTCATTGCTTTCTCCCTTCATTGTTCGGGGTGGTTCCCCTTTCGATGTCTCTATTATATACGTGCGCAAGTATATAGTCAACTGAAATATTAAGGGAAAAGCCTTAATAAATAAGATAAATATACTTGCGACAGTATGAACAAAATGTTAGAATATGAGCGGCAGGAGGTGACAACATGGGAACATCAGCAACACGAGCAAAAAACAAATACAACGCAAAAATGTATGAGCGGCTTTTTATTGCCGTAAAAGCGGGCGAAAAAGAAAAAATAAAACAAAGAGCGGAAAAATTAGGAAAAAGCGTTAACGCCTATATAACCGATCTGATCTATAAGGACATAGAAAAAGAGGGCTGATATAGCCCTCTTATATCATTATCCCAAACTTTGCCGCGAGCAGTTCCCGCCGCGCGTGGGGTATCGGTTTGACCCCGGCGCACCACGAATGCACTGCGGCCTTGCTTACCTCACAGGCTTCGGCGGCCTGCTCCAACGTCAGACCACGGGCCTTGAACTGATCCCGCAAATACTCGCCGTCACCGAGCACGGGGGCGCACCGGCCCTGCATATAGGCAAGCTCCCACATGCCTTGCTGGTTGAGCGGCAGCGCGTGCTCGTCCTCGGTTATATCCTCTGCGCCTTGCAGCGCGTCCCGTATGGCTCTATCGACCTCCGGGGTAAGCTTGCGGTTAATAATCATATACCGCAAGCCCTCACCCAGCCCACGGATGGGCCACATATTAGCTGTCTGCACCCGGCAGTGCGCCCCGATGATGTCGGGGAGCTGCGCCGCCATTATACCATATGCCCGACCCAGGGCCTTAACCGTGTTATCTGTCATGTGCTCACCTCCGTTAATCCTGCATGACCCAGACGCGATAATCAGTTACGGACATAACGGCCCAGCCGCCGTCAACCTCAACCACAACCTCATCACCACGGCAATTTCCCACCGCCTCGTCATACGTGTTAAAATGTACCATTTTCATATCCTCCTTCTGCCGCCGGGCTTGTGACCGGCCTGCCGCATTACCGCCCTTGCGGGCGTCACTCTGCGTTATATTGCCTTATAGCCATTCTCGGTTACATGCGCCTCGGCAATTATATTAACGTTTGCCAGCAGCGGCTCCCCATCACTCCCGGTGTCGACCACATCACCAGTCACAAAATATATATTCGTTCCGCGCATCAGGTAGTTGATCTCCGCCCCTTGCAGTGCGCCGTAACATTTGTAGCAACCCGTTACCCCGTCATACGTGGTATCATAGGCGGATATGCCGGCCTCCATCTCGCCGGTGGCCCAGTTAGTAGACCGCCCTCCCCGCGGTAACTCGCCGAATCGTATATATATATCGCAATCATAGGGCCTAATCATGTTGGCTATGGTGGCCGCTATCTCATCATCGTGATCATGCCCAAACTCTGGCACACAACTGCCCGCCTTGCACTCCTTGATTATTTCCCCGTTCCAGCTGTAATCGCGCCACGCTAACCCGCGCCATGCCCTGATGCCGTCGGCAGCTGTGCCGTATACTATCACGTTCTCGTCCCTCGTCATCATTGTCGTGTGCTCCTCTCTTGTTATGTCTATATTATATACCTGCCAGATTAAAAAGTCAACCGAAAAGATAAACAAACTAAAATAATAAGGCAAAAACTTTTGATGCGGGGGTTTGCGGGGGTAAATACCTATTATAATATCAATATGGAGTATTAGACCGACCCCCTGCAGGGGCAAAAAAGAAAAAAGAAAAATTAAAACGGTTGTCAAAGTCCCCCTATAAAGGGGGATAAACTATCGCAATAAATAAATTACCGTTGCGGATTAAGGAGGTGTAACGTATGGCAAGCAGTAAAGAGCAGTACAGAGGCCAGCCCCATTGTAGACCAGGACTTACAGACGAGCAGCGCCAGGCCGTTAAGTTGTGGGTATGGGGCGAGGAGCAGGAGGACGGCACCACCCATTACATGAGCGGCTACAAGGAGATCGCCGACCGGGTAGGAGTCAACAAAATTACCGTGTGGCGGTGGTTCCGGGAGTTCCCGGTGTTTCAGGCCGCGCTGGACAAGGAGTTGGCGGAGCGGGGCAAGGAGGATGATAAATTTTATCAACGGATGCGTTCTCGTGCGCAAAAAGTCCTCGAAAAAAACCTAAATGCCCCCTATGCACGGGATTCTACGGCCGCCGCTCTGGCTATTTTGAGCCGCTGTGGGGACGTTGACGGGGTACGGGTAGAGGTCTCCCAGGCCGATGCTGATAGAGTGGTTAGAGGCGGTTTTGGGCGGTCTGACGGCAATGTATAGCGTTTGCATAGTCTGTATATTTCCGGCTCAAGTATTCGTTAAAGTGTAGTTTAACGAATAGTTATAAAACAAAATGTATAAAGTGTTGAATAATACGGGGTTAGTACCTGCATACTGTGTATATATATACAAAAGTGCTGTTGAATAACCCCGTTTATACACCGCAAAAATGTATGTATATGCTGCATAATCGGAGGGGGTGGCATGGGGGTAGTTTTTGTAGGGGGAACGCGCCAAACATATAGCTCCCCGCACATTTTTTCTCCCCCACAAAATGGACATTTACACAATTTGTGCCAAGTATAACGTTGACCCTAACGATGTGGTCTACTATTTCAAACTGCGTAACGGTGAACCGCGCCTTATCCTCAAGGACGATTTCAATGATGTGTACGCCTGCACCCTCGATGAGAAAGCGAGAGTGCAGCTCATTTTCGGCGGACGCGGCTCCGGCAAATCGAACCACATTGTAAGGGAGATAGTAGCCGATACCTATAACGGCCATAATTGGCTTGTGTGCCGTTATTACAAGGTAGACTTAAGAACCTCTTGCTTCAATGAAATAATCTCTGTAATCGACGAATGGGGGCTTACAGACGAGTTTTC